GGTCGTTGAAGCCCTCCGCAAAGCATCTCGACAAGCTGCAACGCGGTGCATTTCCACGTGATGAGAACATCAAGCGGCTTCAGCGCGAGCTTGACGCTGAGTTGAAACAGAGAGAAGCAGAGAAGTCAGCAGAAGCAGCGGCGTAGCTGCTTAGAAAGGCATCATTAGATGCCTGGCATTGTACTTCCTCCCGGTGGAGCGCAGACGGCAGGGTCGTATCTAAATCCTGGCGGTACAGGCTCGTTCCGCCTACTCGATCTCTGCAAGATGGCGATGGTGAAGATTGGTGCTATCGACCCTTCAGAAATACCAAGCGGGCAAGAAGCTGCTGATGTTCAAGCGCAAGCGAACATCCTTATTGATTCATGGAACGCTGCACGTTCGTATGTTTGGGCGAATACGTTCTTTACGGGCTTGATAACACCTAATCTTCAGCCTCATCTTATCGGGCCTACTGGCACGCCGGGCTTCGATCAGACGGCGGGCATCTTGCAGCGACCTGTAAAGATTCTAAAGGCGAGTATTTTGCTTAATGCGCTTGCACAAGCACCGTGGATTGGGCAGACAACTGTTCGTCTTACAGTCCGCGTGCATCAAGATAAAGGCGATTGGTGGGCAGCGAAGACAGCTCCCGGCGTTGCAAGCGTCACTCCTACAGACATGTACTATCAAGAAGATTACCCGAATGGCTCGATGTTTTTGTGGGTCGTGCCGACAGTAGCTTATCCGCTAGAGTTGTTGCTGCAAACTCTACTTGCGCAGTATCAACTTACAGATACAGTGACACTACCGCAAGGCGGTTTGATGGCGTTTGTTTATTCATTGGCGGAAATGATAGCACCTGACTTTGATTTGCCGTGGACGCAAGGGCTTGAACAATTGAAGCGTTCTGCGTTGCGGCGCTTTACGGCTTTGAACATCACTTCGCAGCCATTCGGGACACGAGATGCTGGTATTCCTGGCGGGCGAGGAAGCGGGAAGCGCAGCGATTACAATTACATAAGTAAGCAGGTGAATGACTAATGGATGTTAATTAAATGTCGCGCATCGGCTTCTGTGGCGGTACGTATACTTCGCAATCAGTTAACGCGGATGCGCAAGAATGCATGAATTTGATTCCCGAGCGCGTCGAAGGTGATGGCGGCGTATCGGCAATGACACTTTATTCTACGCCTGGCCTTTCTCTGTTTAATAACATAGCTGGCGCTTCAGTGCGTGGTAATTTTACGATCACAACAGGTCCTAGTGCAGGTCGCACGTTTAAAGTCGTAGATGCAACGCTGTACGAAGAGTTTGCTAACGGCAATACGAATCCGATTGGCAATGTCGGCAATGATGGTTCGCCAGTCAGCTTCATAGCCTGTCCGCAGCAGCTTGCAATCGTGAGCGCAGGGAAGCTTTTCACTTATCAGCTTGCGACGCAAACAGTGCCAGCAATCAATGCAGGGACGTTTCAGCAAGTCAATGGCCCGTGGGCGCCTGCTTTTGTCACTGAGATAATGTACATTGATGGATTTTTTTTCCTTCTCGTAGCTTCTTCGCAAACAGTTTATTCGTCGAATGCGTTTGACGCTACGACATGGCCTCCGCTTGCAATAAAAACGATCAATACGTTCGCAGATAACGTGATTGGCATGCAAGCAGATCATCGCTTCTTGTGGCTTTTTGGTGCGAAGCAAACAGAAGTTGATTACGATGCAGGCGCGTTCCCTTTTCCGTTGCAACCTATGCCAAGCGGTTCTATCGAACAAGGCTGCGCAGCTCCAAATGCTATCAGTCAGCTTGACAATGCTATTTTCTTGATTGGCCAGCGCAATGATCTCGGTCAAGCAATCGCATATCGCACAGCGGGCTTCGCTTTTCAGCGCGTCTCGACGCATGCTGTAGAAACTGCGTGGCAGCAATATGCAAAAATATCCGACGCCGTATCGTTTACGTATCAAGAAAACGGTCATTCTTTTTGGGTCATAACTTTTCCAACAGCGCAAGCGACGTGGGCTTACGATACTTCGACAGGTCTTTGGGCGAAGCGTGGTTTCTTTAACGCCGTTACGGGTATGTTTCAAGCTGCGTTGCCAATCTGCCATACGTTTAATTTTGGCAAACATCTTGTAGGCGACCGTCAGAGCGGCAAGACGTACGTCATGTCATCTCCTGTACAAGCAGGTGGTGGCTGGAATTTTGTAACCGATAACGGCGCTTTGATTCATCGGCTGCGCCGTACACCACATATCAACGTCGAGCATCAATGGCAGCGTTACAGCGCGCTTGAGATTTATCTTGAAACAGGGCTAGGGCCTGAACCTCCGTTGCGTGACGGTGCAGGCGAGCCACGCAGTCCACAGCTTATGCTGCGCTGCTCTCGTGACGGTGGCCATACTTATGGCCAACAACATGTTGTAGATTGCGGCAAAGCGGGTGAATATTTGCAGCGCGCTGTATTTCGTCGGCTTGGACGGGCGCGCGACATGGTGTTTGAAGTTTCGTGCAGCGACCCTGTACCGTGGCGGTTCATAGATGCTTACGTAAATCCAAAAACGCAGCCATCACCACGGAAGAGGCTGATTCATCAATACGCGGAGGTTGCATGAGCGTACCGCAGCTTCCGTTTCGTCCGCCTGTAGAGACTTCGCTCATTGATGAAAATAAGCAGCTTTCTTTTGCGTGGTCGCAGCATTTTCAGCTTACAGCGCAGCAACTAAAAACACCGGCAAATCAAACGCCGCCTACTTTGTCGAATGCACCAGGTCAGTTTGGGCAGATTGCGCTTGACGCAAACGGAAATCTTTACGCTTATGTAGGAACGAAATGGATGAAAATTCAGTTGCTGAATTTTTGAGATTTGGTTTCTGAGATTGGCATTTTAGCTATGACATTTGAAATCCTTTCCGGTTTGAGTATCGCAGAGCTTGACAAGCTCTCACGCGAGTTAGGGAATATCCCTTTACTTGCCGGTTCGTCGATTAGCAGCATAATGCGTGATGACGCTGGAAAAATTAAAGGCTTTGCTTCTGTGCAGACTGCCGTTCACGCTTCAGGTTCTTGGGTTGATCTCAAGTATCGTCGACAACGGCATACTTATACACTTCGAGAAGTTTTAGAAGATGAGCTGCGCCGATTGCGCGTGCCGGTTTATTTCTCGATACCGCAAAACGATTTTGAAAAATCTTTGTTTGCGAAGTACGGCGCTGTAGAAGAAAAAATTGTGCAGGTTAAAAAACTCTAATGCCATTCGGTGGATTGCTTACGGCTGGAATCTTAGGAGTTGTTGGAGCAGGTATCGGTGCTGGTGCGTCTCTCAGTGCCGCTGGAACGCAAGCTGATGCAGCGCAGCAAGCTGCGCAACTTCAGTATAAATCGCAGCAAGATGCACTTGCATTTCAGAAACAAGAATTTCAGACGCAGCAAGGAAACTTAGCGCCATTCATTAAAGCTGGGCAAGGTGCTGTCAGCACGCTTAGTGGTCTTCAGAATCAAGCACTTAAAGGTGGAGGGCCGTTAGCACCTTGGACGCAGCAATTTCAAGCGCCTACTGGAGCGCAAGCGGCAGCAGAACCCGGCTATAAGTTCGCCTTACAGCAAGGCACAAACGCGCTGACGAATTCAGCCGCCGCTAGCGGCAATCTGCTTACCGGCAATACTGGTGAAGCTCTTCAGCAATACGGGCAGCAATTTGGAGAGCAAAACTACCAGAACGTTTACAACCGCGCGCTTCAGCAGTATCAACAGAGCTACAATCAGTATCAGCAGAATCAAGGAAATCTTTTCAACCGCTACGCCTCGCTTGCCGGGCTCGGTCAGACAGCTACTGCAACAGCAGGCAATCAAGGGCAAGCTGCTGCTGGTAACGTTGCGAACATTTCGCTCACTGGCGGTGCGCAGATCGGGCAGCAGCTCAATAATGCCGCCGCAGCGCAAGCGAGCGGGTACGTTGGGGCTGGTAATGCTATCGGTGGAGCGATTGGTAATCTTGGGCAGTATGCGATGTTGCAGAATCTCATTGGTTCAGGTGGCGGTGGCAGCGCTCCAACTGCTAATCTAAATGATTTGCAGAATCTTGGGCAAGTATCACCGTTGCCTTCATTTTAATTATGGCTTCTATCCCACTTCCGGCGCTCGCAGTAAACACGCAGCAAGAATCTCCGCTAAAGCTGTACGCTGAAGCGCAGCGCATTAAAAGCGCGCAGACACAGCAGCAAACAGCGCAGCTTCAGCAGACAGGTCTTGAGCAAGAGAATCAGCAGCGGGCACTTCAGCTACAAGATCAAATGACGCTGCGAAGTCTTGCACCGAATCACGTAACAAAAGATGCTGACGGCAACGTGACAGGCTTCGATCAGCAAGGGCTTATCAAGGAAGCGGCGGCAAAAGGTGTATCGCCGCAAACTTTAAATCTAATGCAGAATCAATACGCAGAGTCTGTGAAGAACTTGGCAGGCGCTAACGAAGCTGTCCGCAATAATGAGGCAGCTAAAAATAAATCTGCGTATGAAGTCCTTGAAGGGCTGCGCAGCGAGCCTGATGTAACGAAACGAGCTTATATTTTACAAAGCAGCTTGCCAAATCTTCAAAAGCTTGGTGTTGATACGACGAAACTCGCTCAGCCTAATTTGCCTCTAGATGATAAATCTCTTGATTCGTTCGAGGCAGGGTTAGGCATGCATTCGCAGATGCTGGCGGATGCAAAGACATTTGCCGAAACTGCGGCTTCACAAGCAAAGGTTAAGGAAGCTGATTTACAGGCGAAAGAGTTTGCTGCAAAACTTCCTGGTGGTGCGCTTCAGCCTGTAGATCAAAAAGAATTGACTGATTGGCTTTCTAAGAATCCTGGTAAAGGGCCAGCAGATTATGAAGTAGCGATGAAGAAGATTGTGCCTGCCTATAATTTCAATCTTCAAAATCAAGGAGCTACCGGGTCTGCTGGTAAGCCAGGGGTTATTGCTCAATCTTTGGCTAATGGCACAATGAAGTGGCAAGATGTTGTATCAAATCGAACGCCACTAGCTGTAAAGCAGCAGCTACTTGAAGAAACAAAAGCACTCAATCCGAATTTCAATTCCGGCGATTTTTCAATCGAGCAATCAGTTCGTAAGGAGTTTACGTCAGGTGATGCAGCTAAGAATCTAACTGCATTCAACACGGCTATTGAACATTCTAAACAGCTATCTATTGCTACAGATGCCCTTGACAATGGCGATGTTCGTACATTGAACAAGATTGGTAACGCTTTTGGCTATGAATTTGGAAGCGATAAGCAAACGAATTTCAATGTCATCAAAAACGCTTTAAGTGGTGAAATATCTAAGGTGTTCAAAGGTGGGCAAGCAACTGACGCTGAGATTAAGGCAGTACAGCAACCTTTTGACGCGGCAAACTCTACTACTCAGTTAAAAGGTGCAATAAATAATGCTATTGCATTGATGAACTCTAAACGCGATGCGTTGAAGCAGCAATACGAACAAGGGACGCAAGGCAAGCCTAACTTTAACAATGTTAGTGGTAATGAAGGAAATAAGATTCTTTCGCCATCAGACTGGCTTGCGCAGAAGAAAAAACAATAAGGGCCGATACGCCACAAATTGACTACAACGCGCTTTCGAAAGACGCTACTTTTCGCTCGATGCGAACAGATCAGCAACGCGATTATCTTTCGTCTGTCGATAAGAGTTTTGCAAGTTTAGACCCTGAAAGCCAGAAAGGATACATTGCGCATTTGACGGGTGTTAATCCTGCTTTTACAGCAGCGGCAAGCGTTTCTCCCGATCAGTTAACGCCAAAAGGTACAACACTCAGCGGTCAATCAATGTTTTCTAGTGCCGGTCAAAAAGAAGCTGCGCTCGGTGAGCGTTATAGTGATTACATGAAGCAATCAGGCGAGTTTGCTGGAACGGTTGCAGGCACGATGGCGACTGGTGGTTTATCGCAAGGGCCAGGACTTGTTAAGTTGGCTGGACGCGCTTTGGCTACAGGTGCAGGTGCAGGTTTAGGTGCTGCTACAGGTGGAGTGACGCCAACAGAAGCTGCCGAAACAGGTGTTGTTGCGACAGTCTCACAGCCTGTAGCTGAAGCAATCGGTGCAGGTGGTTCTGCACTTGTTAAGAAAGTGCTTGGCACTAAAACTGTTTCAGCAATACCACTTACTGAAGAATGGGCGCGTATCAATAACGCTCTTG